ACTTTTCGGGTAGGCTAGGCCTACCCAAAAGTAAGAAGCAAAAGGGGTTTCACTGGGGGCTTCGCCCCCAATGGGGGAGCTCGTAGAAATATTAAAAAATCCGGAGGAGTGGCCGAAGGCCACGACGTAGGATTTATTTTATATTCCAGAGAACGACTGTAAGGAGTTTGTATGAATATTCATATTTTACCAAAAAATAATAAAATATGAAACCATTGTAGATACGGTATTTATAAAATAATTGTAAATACAAAATATTGAAAAATCCGGAGAGCGACTGAAAGGAGCTCGTAGGATTTCTTTTATATTCCGGAGAACGACCGCAGGGAGTTCGTAGGAATATTGTTTACATCCATATTTGGATGTATAACCGTTAAAGGGTTAATATTCCTACGAACTCCCTGCGGTCGTTCTCCGGAATATAAAAGAAACCCTCCGGATTTTTCAATAAAAGACTTCATAGTTTTTTTAATCATTGCTATATATAAATCATAATAACCATATAAAATGGCATTGGGATTAAATATTATTGACTTGCCATATCTCATTTTTAGGTTGGGTCCAATCATTGTAGTTTCATTTTTTGTATTACAATCCTTACTGATGTGGGATATAAAAGGCATTCTCTATTTAAGTGGGCTATTATTGACATGTATATTCACCTTACTAATAAACGGTGCAATGGCGATAGTGTACCCATCCGTTTCCGAGGATGACGACATTATAATAACTCCCGCTTGTCATACTATAACTATAGGGGAAAACAACAGTTATTTATCAAATATACCGCTGAGTTTGGTTATATATAGTTTTACATTCTTTTACTTGTTAATATTCATATTCAATTTAGCAAATCCAAATCCAACTATAGGAATTCTAGATACGACCAAGTTCACAAAAAAATCCATGAACTCCGCATTGAATGATAATATACCAGTACTGGTATTTTTTCCGTTGTTGATAGTAGCCGAGTTAATATGGAATAATATTAACATGTGTATAAGCCAACATATAGAGAAATTTGTAGTATATTCACTAGTTGCCATTATATTAGGAGGTAGTGGAGGTGTTATATGGGCGTTATTAATTACCTCTATTGGTATTCAGCGTTTACAATATATAACTTCTGGCAACTCAAGTGTTTGTTCTAGACCATCAAAAACAACATATCGTTGTAAACCGAAAGCATAAACGGTTAATATTCCTACGAACTCCCTGCGGTCGTTCTCCGGAATATAAAAGAAATCCTACGAGCTCCTTTCAGTCGCTCTCCGGATTTTTCAATATTTCTACGAGCTCCCCCATTGGGGGCGAAGCCCCCCAGTGAAACCCCTTTTGCTTCTTACTTTTGGGTAGGCCTAGCCTACCCGAAAAGTAGGATTCGGTCGCTCTCCACAATATTCCTACGAGCTCCTTTCAGTCGCTCTCCGGAATATAAAAGAAATCCTACAAACTCCCTCATTGGGGGCGAAGCCCCCAGTGAAACCCCCCCTTTTGCTTCTTACTTTTGGGTAGGCTACGCCTACCCGAAAAGTAGGATACGGTCGTTTTCCGGATTTTTCAATGAGGGAGCTTGTAGGATTTCTTTTATATTTCTATTATTCATAAAAATGCATCAAATTATCCGAAAACCATTTTCTCAAAGAAGAGGTGATTCTATTCCGATGCAAGTCATCTGCTAAATATCGTATATTCTTTGATTTTTTGTTATATTCAACTAAAAAATTATGAATAACATTTTTGGTAATTGCAAACTCATATTTTTTCAAATCTTCTATATGAAAAATGTCATATCCTTTGCGTATATTCACTAAGTTATGAAAGTCAAATAAAAGCAGTTTTAAGTCATCTTTCGTACGTATTGTATTAAAATTAATTCCGTTTAAATGCTCTTTTGCATGCTCTGCGCATTTCGGACAAGGCAAGTTTAAGCAAATAGAGTATATTACATCTAATAGTCCGATACGAATATCTAAAAAATGCGAGTCGATGACCTTTTCTGCCAAAGTATGAAATAGGAACCATGTTGGTTTTCCCCAAGACATTTTCGAATCTAGTTTAGATAACTCTACTGGATTATTGGGAGGCGGTGAAGGTACAAGAGGGGGAGGTTTATAAATAGGGATTTGTCTAAATACGGGTGTTCTTTGTGGTAAATTCGGAGGTATACCAGTTAAATTTACCACTCCTTTTTGAGGTACATTTGTATTTATTTGTAATACAATACTATTATTTACTCTTTCTCTTTGTGGCATATTAAAAAAAAAATTCATACTTATAAATCAAGTATAAAATATAAATGGTATATTCATATACACTATTTGATTTAACTGTTCAATATTTATATAATGGAAAATGACATGGATGATATATCCAATCTTTCTACTTCTACTATTGAAAAGTCAGGAGAAGTGGCCGAAGACCACGACGTAGAATTTCTTTTATATTCAGGAGAACGACCGAATCCTACTTTTCAGGTAGGCGTAGCCTACCCAAAAGTAACAAGCAATATGGGTTTCACTGGGGACTTAGCCCCCAATGTGGGAGCTCGTACGAACACTACGACGGAGGAGGATAAAAACCATTCCATTGTAAAATGCGAAAATCCCCCTCCCAGAGCTATCAGCAAAGAAACGCTAGTGTCAATTATTCGCGAATGGGTTAAAAATGACAATGAAATACGAGAATTCAAGAAACAAGAAACAATTCGCAAGAACGCGAATAAGGCATTAACTGCGAGATTGATTGAAATAATGCGTTCAAACCAATTGGACTGTTTTGATATAAATGACGGATGTATTTTATATAAAAAGACGAACGTGAAGAAACCGCTTTCAAAGAAAACACTCTACCAACTACTGAACGAATATTATAAAGATGATTTAAGTAAGGCGACAGAAGTGAGCGAGTTTCTAATGGAAAACCGCGAGAAGGTTGTTAAAGAAAAAATAGTGCGCAAACTGAATAACCCAGAGGAATGGTCAAAGGCCACTTCGTAGGATTTCTTTTATATTCCGGAGAGCGACCGAATCCTACTTTTCGGGTAGGCTAGGCCTACCCAAAAGTAAGAAGCAAAAGTCCTACTTTTCGGCTAGGCTATGCCTAGCCAAAAGTAAGAAGCAAAAGGGGTTTCACTGGGGGCTTTGCCCCCAATGGGGGTTTCACTGGGGGCTTCGCCCCCAATGGGGGAGCTCGTAGAAATATTGCATATATACACCCATCTACTATAACCCCAAAGACGGTATAGAAAATAAATTCTGTCCGAGTTGAACCGCTTTTGCAATTACTCTTGGATTATTAATATTTTTGAATATATCTTCAGTGTTATATACATTCATATCTTTGTCTATGTAATAAATAATACCTTGTATTTCATGTGCGACCACTTCCATCATCTTTGCCGTTTTTTTATCATTCGTTGAGGTAGTAGAGATGTCTTCCCCATTCACAGACTCTGACAATGACCCATATATATCGGGTTTCACTGTGTCGTTTTTGTTGCAATGTGTACCACAATACATTTGGCCTTTTGTTTTCTTACGTGTGCAACGTACCCCCCCTTGTTTTCTTATTGCCATGCACTGGTCTTCCTCCGGTAAAGGGGGTGATTTGACACCGGTTTCTTCGGTAGAACCACCTGTTTTCACTTTCTTTGAAAACAAGCATTTATCGAAGTTTATTTTATCATATTCAAAGATGAACTTCAATAGCTCATTCATTTTGTCTTTTTCGTCAAATGACAGTTCAATCGCCTTTCTTTGAATATCCATTTTAAACTTGGAAAAATATTGGTCGGTTTGTGTGACAACCAGTTTTTCCATACTTTTGGTGAGATGGTTGATATATGGATAATATAATATTTACCCTAGTTTCAGTTATGTGTATTATTTGAACTTTTATATTCAGGAGAGCGACTGCAAGGAGCTCGTATAAATATTGAAAAATACTGAAGTCAACCGAAGGGGGATTGTAGGAATATTATATATTTAAGTGTAATCATAAATATATATAAAGGGTTGTTTTTAAATCAATTTTATAGTTATTGAAAAATCCGGAAATCGACCAAAGGGAGATTGTAGGATTTCTTTTATATTCCGGAGAGCGAATAAAATGAGCTCGTAGAGATATTAAGCCTTTTTACATTTCAACCGCCGATTTTCACGGCAAAAAAAAATCGCATATGATTTCTTTTATATTGAAAAATCCGGAGGAGTGGCCGAAGGCCACGACGTAGGATTTCTTTTATATTCCGGAGAGCGACTGAAAGGAGCTCGTATGAATATTTCAGTATATAACAGTGAAAAGGTTAAAATAGATAAAAGGTTAAAATAGTTCATAGATTGAATGGAATACCTTTTCGCATTCAATGGCAGACATTCGCAATATATTCAATACTTCATTTCTATCAGTTGGATTTGCAAATGCCAGCCGTATCACACTCTTTGTATCATGTGGGTGAAATTTCTTAAATCCACAATACGTCACCGTTTTGTCATTAACGAAATACCTATCATATAGGACAAATTCCAATGCTTTCCCTATAGTATAATCTTCATTTTCCAAAATAATTTCAACACAGTTGTCAATAGTGGTATTCGAGTTCACCACCAAGATAGTATTTGCGTCTATTTCTTCCACTAATTTTTTGAATTTGTGCATCAATATCTCGCACCCTTTTTTGACAATTTCGACGTTGGAATATATACCAATTGTTTGTATAGTGTAGTCGAAACTGTTCGGTACGAAATACCGTTGAGCGTCCAGTATATAAAAGTTGCGTTTGTGAAATTCAATATCTTCATTCGTTTCTTTCAACTCCGCCTTGTATTCCTCCCATTTTTCATTAATTCGAACCAAATCGGGTGTATTCGAGTATGTGCAAATCGAAACGACATTAAACATGGAGTTCGTGCGGGCATTACTGACCGAAAAGTTCGCAGTGAGTTCTATCTTTTCCCCCATTATATTATCTCCAATCTTGGGTCTCAACCGGAGAAAGTCGATATAGCGGTTGGTTTTGCGGTTGGGGGGGAAGATTTCGTGCGTTTGTTCTTTCGTCAAATAGTTGCCGTTCGTTTTATTTTTTATACGAAATTGTTCTGAAGTTACATACATAACATTTTCCCCCGTATTCTCGACGTTGACCTCGAGTTCATACTTGTCCGGTAGAAGGTCCAACTCGGTTAAATGAATCGGAATACAACTGAGACGCTGTTTGATAATTTCGTTGTGTAAGCGTCCAGTATTGACCGTAATTGTACATTGATTCACTTCTTCTGTCTCAGTTCTTATGACATTGATGGGTATTTCGGAGAGAATGACTCGGCGCAGGGAGTTTGCAAAACTCACATTTAGATTAGAAAGAGTAAATTTCAAAATGTCGTTTTCTCCATCTTCGCTCACTCCTGTAATCGAAATATTCGTATAATAAGACATTTACAAATGTTATGTATCGACTATTATTGAAATATACTATATGTATAAGTAATATGTATTTATATCGGTTTTGATTGGAAAACCAAAGAGCGACCGCAGGGAGCTCTTATAAATATTATATATGTATAATTTGTATGAGAAATTGAAGAATCCGGAGAGCGACCGTAGGGAGCTCGTAGGATTTCTTTTATATTCCAGAGAACGACTGTAAGGAGTTTGTAGGATTTCTTTTATATTCCAGAGAACGACTGTAAGGAGTTTGTAGGATTTCTTTTATAATGCTGAAACGATTGTAGGGTTTTTGTATGAAATATTGCAATTTGTTTGTATGTATATATTTGATTATATACATTCAATTTTATGAAATAGGAATATTGAAAAATCCGGAAAACGACCATAGGGAGTTTGTAGGATTTCTTTTATATTGCGGAGAGCGACCGAAGGGAGCTCGTAGAAATATTGAAAAATCCGGAAAACGACCATAGGGAG